TCATTTTCCTTTTCCCATTTATCTTGATCCTTTACATACATTATTTCTCTCTTTGAATCTGTACAATGAACCGGTCGTTTTGTCTCATCGAGAGAACTCAAATTACTAACAATTATCTTTGAAATACCTTCGACAAATCCCAACTTTCCAACATTTTCCAAATCACATAACTGTAACTTTATTGAATCAACAAAGTCCATTATATTCATCGCATCTTTACAAGTCTCATTTAAAAAGAATTGCAAATTGAAAGTTTTATTATGCGAATTAATATTACTGTGTGAAATATTAGTATTTGAACTATTTTTAGATAACTCCATAATGGTTTTACCTTGCTCTATTAACATTTTTTGTAATTCTTTATTTTGCTGTAAAACACTCATAATCAATTCAGGTGTTATCTGATTGTTTAAGTCTTCAGTATTTATTTCATCAGATTCATTTTCAATAGTAACACAAATTTTATTATGTTTCCATAAACCAGAATTAGTATAAAAATTTTTTTTACATTTTTCACAACAATAATTTTGCCCCTGTTTGCCACTTTTTGCCACCGAATCATTTCCAATTATTTCCTGTGTATGTTTTGCTGTATCCAAATGCTTCTTCCAGTTGTATATTTTACAGCATTTATAGTCACATTTTTCACAATAATATTCATTTGCCACTTTTGTGCCACTTTTTGCCACTAAATCGTTTCCTAAATTTTCCATAAGATAATAATAGAAAATATTTTAAATTGTAATATTTTAATTATATTTTTTTAAAAAAAAATTATCGTCACATATTTGAAAAACTTTTTTCGATGGTAAGACCTTAATTTTTTTTATGGTCTCAGCTTTTTTTCCATTTTTTACATATTTTTTTTTAGTAAAAGTATTTTCATTTTTCAATTTTGGACAAAAATAAATGTCCAAAATCGACTTTTCCAAAATAATGTTGGATTTTCGATAAATATGCGATTTGTCTTCACTCAAAGTGAATGTTTTTTCACGTTTATTTAAAATAGTTCCTTACATAATGTAGTGAAATGGACATTTTTCTTTAAGTAGTAAATATAATTTATTATATTAAAATTATATTCATATTTTAAGTAGCATACATAAGACCCGCGTTGCCGCCAACAAAGACAACCATATTGACTCTCTCTTCCATCACATATAAATCATAATTGTACTCATAGATGCGCCAAGACGGCTTATTTACACCGATTATTTCGCCCGTATCTGGATTACAAATGGTTAACACCTGAGCATAAGGGTCTGCTGGTGGGTTAATTGTTGTAAACTCAAATTCAACATTTGTGAACCTGCTCATATTCATAGCACCAGATGGCTGTAGCGAATAAGGCGACGTATCTAAACAAAAATTATAGCAATATAGACCGTTGGGAGCAAAACCTTCGGTCCTCGTGTATTTTTCAACATAATTATAAACTCCAACAGGCAACATATTTTCTCTGTATTGCCCGTCCAATAAAATACCCAATGACACCAAAATTTGCTTCAGATTTTGCTGATTATAAACACCTGTTATTGCCAATCCTGACAATTGTCCATCCGGATTTGTTCCCGGACCAATTAATAGCGGAGCCGGTCCTGAAGTGTCTGGATTCGGATAGTCACCATCAGCAGGAGCAGGAGTAATATCAACCGGCATATAATTATATGGCCAATTTGTGTAATTAGACCATTCATTCCTCAAATTAACATCGCTCCTTTGAAAATAAAACATCCAACTAATTACCATACCAATAGAATCTATTTGTACCTTATTTTGACCAGTGATATTATAATAAGGTTTCTCATAGACTTGCTTAATTAAATATTTCTGCTCGTTTTTAGCAAAGAGTTTAGATTCGTCATTAGAGAGAAAACAATATGTACAATTTAAATTAATATCCGCATTCCAATTAGTTCGTGTATCAACATAAGAGTTTGGTCCAAGTGTTTCATCTGGCGGTGTCTGTAAAAATCGATAAAACTGCATATAATATTGATTAAAATTGGGCGCAACATATGGAAAATTATTATTGTAATCCATTACATCACGAATACTGAAAAGCTGATTAATTGGTTTAAATGTTACACTTATTTGTAATTCATTGTATTGTAAAGATACCAAAGGAAATGCATTTTGTGTTTTAAGGTTAAACCAAGCACCGAGCGGAATATACAATACTTGTCCCATAATAGATGGTTGAGCACCAGCCGGATTCGGCGATCCACCAGGTAAACTGGCATAAAACGCATTTGGATATGAATTCACATGGGTACCCGCATTTCCAGGGTCATTCAATTCAGGAATATTACCGATCATATTATCAAATAATGCTCTTTTAGCACCACTATAATCTCTTTGAACAGATGCTAATATGTAGCGACCGGAATATTCTTGTAATTTTTGATTGCCGCAAGTAATCGTAATTCGGTCAATCATCTGAGCACCAATATTATCTATCCATTTGAATTCATATGGCGCCCAATCGGTATAGACAGTTGAACCATCTTGTTGAGGAACAGCTTGAGGAGGAAAAATCGGACTCCAAATTGTCGGTAAAGCTACAGAAATATAGCAGTCCATCAATAAATCCGCATATCTCTTAACCTTAAATACAAATGTAGACTCGGTTGTTAAGTTTAGTGATGGTGTACCTTCATAATCTAACCGGAAATTTTGTTTTCCGAAATTAGTATATTTTTTATATGTCGACTTCCAGAATGTCTTCTCTGGGTTCCCATTTAATATAATATTTTGTTGTCCTTCTGAAACAAGGTTTAAAAGACCGCCAGGCATGCTATGTATAATATATAGGTATAAATATTATTTAACTAATTTCATTAATTATATAATATTTTTAAAAAATTAAAAAAAATAGCATAATATATTAGATTAATGTCAAACACCTCAACAGATTATTTAAGCAAACTAAAAGATATGGATAAAGATTTTGCGTCTTATATGATTATGGCAATTACTTTAATATTATTGGCAATAATGATATGGTATATTATTAGTTTGACTAAATTAGAAGCCAAGAACACCGATTTTATGAATGATTTATATCCGTCTCTCGATGGTAATATAGTACCTATTTCAGCAAATTCAACATTAGCAGACAGTTCGGGATGTTTATACGATTATTATATTAAAACCGCATACAATGCTTGTTCAGGTGGTTCTTATAAGAACGATTTTGTAAGTATTGATGTATTGAAAGCGATCATTAAACAAGGTGTACGATGTTTAGACTTTGAAGTCTACTTGGTTGATGACAAACCGGTTGTAGCAACAAGCACACAAGATAGTGTTCATATCAAAGAAACATTTAATTCAGTTAATTTTGCAGATGTTATGAAAACAATTAATAGTTATGCTTTTTCGGGAGGCAGTTGCCCGAATCCAACAGATCCACTTATAATTCATTTACGTGTTAAAAGTAATCATCAAAAAACATATTCAAAAATGGCGACTATTTTTGAAGCATACGATTCAGTGATGCTCGGAAAAGACTATAGTTTTGAAGGTGGTGGAATCAATTTAGGAACAGAACCATTATTACAATTCCAAAGCAAAATAATTTTGATAGTGGAAAAAAACAGCAATAACAATAACGCCTTTTTAGAAAACCAAGAGTTTATGGAGTATGTCAACTTAACCAGTAATTCGGTTTTTATGAGAGCATATAATTATTATGATGTTAAGAATAATCACGACACTGATGAACTAACAAATTTCAACAGGAATAATATGACAATTGTATTCCCAGACAACGGTACTAATCCACTAAACCCAAGTGGGCTTTTATGTAGAACATATGGATGTCAAATGGTGGCAATGCGTTATCAATATGTTGATAATAATCTTGAAGAAAATGCAATGTTTTTTGATAGGACTGGTTCTGCGTTTGCTTTGAAACCAGCAGCACTCCGATACACACCAATTACAATCCCGGACCCTATACCTCAAAATCCCAATTATAGTTACGCCACACGTAATGTTAGCAGCGATTATTATAATTTTAATATGTAATTAAATTAAATACGAGTTGATGTCAATGTCATCAATCAAATATTTGTTTTTTATTTTGTCTGCTAACAAAATATGAACAATTGCTTTTTTAAATTTAACTATATTTTTAATTTCGTCAACAATACTTGTTAAATTTATAGAAGGCGACCAATTATCTGGACAATCATAAGAATCACAACACAAACAATCTTTTTTTTTGTATTTACGAACTATTTTTCTCTCATCATTATCAGTTATTCTCAACAAATCCAAGTAGGAATTACCATTATAGTATATTTGCGGAGGCTGAAAAGGATACGTATTCTTAAAAATGAAGCCATATTTTTCTTCATTTTCAATAACAGTTAATTCGACATTCCCAGAATTATTCGACAATACGAAATTTGGGTATTTTTCGTATAAATTTTTACAATCATTAGCAATTCTTCTACTCGACACTCCTTTTCCAAATTTTTGGAAAAATTCATTAACATAGTTGTTATCCATTTTATTTATTATTATACTATTTATTAAAAAATAAATATTATATCAATTTTATATTTATATATATTAATATATTAATATATGAAGCAAAAAATATGTAAAGATTTAAATTTTAGTGATTGTGAAATGGCGATTTTGCGTATGGCTGTAGATCAAGCAGAGGAAAAAATGGGTAAACGAATCGCGAATTCAGAAGATATTCAAAAAATAATCAATGTCGTAGAGGATTTTCTGAAAACGGATGATTTAATATGTTATGGTGGAACTGCAATTAATAATATTTTACCCGAAGAAGACAAATTTTATAATACCGACGTAGAAATCCCTGATTATGATTTTTTCTCTTATGACGCTTTAGAAAAGGCCAAGAAGTTAGCAGATATTTATTATAAAAAGGGTTTCACCGAAGTAGAGGCGAAAGCAGGTCAACATCACGGCACTTACAAAGTTTACGTTAATTTTATACCAGTTGCCGACATTACACAAATCCCCAAGGAAATATTTATGGCTTTGAAAAAAGATTCAATAAGAGTTGCTGGTATT